GCTTGTATGTCGTGTCGCGGGGCGGATTCCAGCCGTTATCAATCGCCATCCGAAACACGGTGGCGATGGTGACGGATGTCCCGGCAAACGATTGCCAGTGTCCCGCCATCGCCTTGTGGCTATATGCGCTGCCACGGCTTGACCAATAATCCCACACACTGAAGCCGGACGGCCCAAGCTCGGAATAAATGCCCATGCCAATTTTTATCCAGTCGTGATAACCAACATCCGGGCTGATGTAGGCCAACGCCGATTCAATTTTAGCGGTCTTTTGGGCTGGCCGCTCAAGTTTTACCCACCCCCTGCCAGCGGCCCATGTCCTCGCTTGCGGTCTTGCGGTTGTGGCACGACTCACACAACGACTGCCAGTTGGCGCGGTCCCAGAACAGATCGCTATCGCCCTTATGCGGGCTGATATGGTCAACCACTGTTGCCAGAACCAATCGGCCAGAGCGCGAGCAATGAACGCAAGTCGGATGCTCCCTTAACCAGACTGCCCGCGCCTTGCGCCAGTCAGCGCCATAACCGCGCTGGTGGCTGGATCCACGATCCACGTCATAAGCATGGCGATCACGGCGATGCTGATCACAATACCCACGAGCAACCGCATGAGCATGACAGCCGGTATGTAGGCAACCTCGTGGAGCTGCACGCGGCATCAGACTTGACCAGACGCCTTGCGATCACCCCAGCGCTTGATCCATTCGCTCAGGGTATCCACACCTACAAACCCCATGGCGACACCAAAAAACACCGCCATGTCATCAGACATTCCGATATAGACCAGAGCCGGACGGATTGCGACGGTTGCCAGCGCCAACAAGACACCCTCCATGATCCTAGACGGCCAGCGCTTGCGGCCGTAGTACATTGATCTGGCAACGGCTGTTATAAACGTCAAAAACGGAGCCAATGCCGCACGGGTGATCTCATCAAATGCGCCGCCCATGTCGTTCAGCCTCACTTGTTTGGCCACTCCCGCTGGAACAGCGCGGCGAGGCCGGTGAGCAGCTGCGGGACTCCGACGCCGTAGTCGTGCGCCAGGATGCTGCCAATACCCGAGGCAATCAGGCCGATGCCTGCCCAGCTGGAAGGCTCTGCCAGCCGCGATGGCGTTTTCATGCGTCACCCCTCAGCGTTTTGCCAGACTGCAGGTCAGCCAACGACAGGCCGCCCGTAAACTGAAAATGCGGATATTCACGGAACTTGATCCAGCGCCCAGCCCACTCCAGATCGCACGATTCACCCAGCTCACCAACCCTGAGCCACAGATCACCATCAGCGCCTGTTGTCCCCCATACCGGCTTGCCATGTCGCAAAGGGACTACATCAAATGCCATTCGCCAGTTGTGCCAGCTCTGGCCGGCCCTGGCGTTGGTTACCTTGTGCCCCGATACCGTGCGGCCCTGGGCATAAAGCGCATTCTGCGACTCTGCATCGCGGAATGTGCTGGTAATCAGGATGTCGATACCCTGAGCGGCACAAGCCTCCAGGAAGGCATTGCACCGGCGCTGCACAGCCGGATGAAGGTCACAGACGCGGCGCGAGTTGATCATGGCAACCTCAAAAAGAAAGGGCCGCCAAGCGGCAGCCCTACGCACCGGGCATCCTGCCCGCCCTCCGACAATTCTGGTTGCGATGGCTGGACTCGAACCAGCGATCTCCGGGTTATGAGCCCAGCGGGATGACCAACTTCCCTACACCGCGACAATAAAAAACCCGCCGAAGCGGGTTCCGGATAACTGCACCACCCATGTAGGCGCAGCTATCCCGTGCTCACAGCTTACGGTTTTACTGGGTTTGAGGGTAGTCATTAAATATATTCAGAAGATGATAGCGGTTATCGTTTGCAGGGCTATCAGCCCGCCACGCCTACAAACAGCACCTCCTGCCCTTCATTCGCCGACCACCCGGCACCTGCCGGCATATACGCCTGAATGCAGCGCGGCCCCGTAATCGCTACCCGCCGGGCCGGGGCGGCTTCCACGTCGCGGCGCTGTTTCAGGTAGCTCAGGCGGCTGGACAGCTCATGCGGCTCCACCAGGTCCGGCAGGGCGCGGCGGATTTCCCCGGCGGTCAGCGGGCGGCCAGCGAGTTCCAGCACGTTCAGGATTCGGTCGTTCAGGCTATTATTGCGCATAACCATATTCCTCCAGCTTCTCGTGGATAAACAGCTTTGCACTGACCAGCAGGGCCTCGGATGCGGCCAGACTGGTTTGCATGGCCTGACACAGCAGATAGCCGGTGATACGGCGGCCGTAGCGCAGCAGCAGCACGCGGCGGTAGTCCATGCAGGCTGATTCCAACAAACGCTCCACCAACGCCCCCAAGGCGGCGTCGGAGGCCTTGTGCGGGGCAAGGCGGCCCGTTTCGTTGTCGTCCCAGATGTGGCGCTCGGTGGCGCTGGAGTAGCGGCCCTCAGCGCTGCCGCAGCGGTCAGCGATACGCGGGCCCCAGGTGCCGGTCATGACGTAGCTTCCCCAGTTCTCCAGGAGCATTTCCAAAATGTGGTCTGTTACAGCGGTTTTTTTCATGGATTTCTCTGCTGTCGGTTGTGCTGTCTGCTGTCGGTTTAGCTGTCGGTTCTTTTTTTCTTTATCTTTCAATACTTTGTATATGTATCCGACACATCCGACACATCCGACACATGATTTAGGTGTGTGGACGTGTGTGCGCGCCTGCGCCCGCCTGCATGTATACGCGCGGGTTTAGCTGTCGGATGCGTCGGATGCCTTGCGCCGCAACGGTTTGATGCTGTCGGTTCATGTGTCGGTTTAGGTGTCGGATGTGTCGGATACATGGCAGATTTACTCCTGATCCGGGTTGCGGCGGGCCGCGACGGCATCCCGGAACCGCAGGCAGCCCGCTTCCAGGCGCTTGGTGTAGTCCGGGTGGTGCTGGTGCTTGTAGTCTTCCTCAGTGATCCAGACGCGGGTGGTTGTGCGGTTGTAGCCGGTCAGCGCCAGGTCATGCCGCCCCTCCTTCATGTGCCGCCGGATCTCCGCCACAAAGTCGCGTTCACGTTTCTTGAACTCGTTGGTGTGTTCGCACCATCGGATGTACTCGCGGAACAGGTCTCCCTTGGCGCAGCTGCAATATGGCAGGCCCAGATGGCCCTCTTGCCACTCTTGCAAGAACAGCACCGGTGACGGCAGGCTGGCGGCAATCAGGTTTTTCTTGTCCTGGTTGAGCGGCGGGCGGGTATGCGCGTCAAATCCGCTCAGGTCGATGCTTAACAGGTACTGGTAGAAACACTCGATGCCGTTGCCGTTGATCTCGGCAAACAGGCGGGAGAAATAGCCGGATTCCGGCACCTCGCCACAGTACAGCACCAGGTAACGCCGGTCGCCGCCATCCAGTTCCAGCGGCACGGTGGAGTTTGACAGGAAAACGAAGTTTATGTGGTTCTGTTCCTCGCGCAGGGGCAGGTTCTTCTCGTTGATCATGAGCGTATGGCCGGTGACCAAATGCTTGAGCTGGCCCTTGTGCTGGCTGCGCTCTGCCCTGCTGACCACCTCTTCGCACAGCGCGAACAACTTGCCAGACTGCCAGCCGGTAAACTGGCTCTCCAGCTGCGCCTGACCGATGGTGGTGGCGTATTCGCCGTAGATGCGGCTGACCACCTGTTCCCACAGCACGGACTTGCCCGGACCTTCCGCGCCGTACATGATCACGCTGCTGTCCATCTTGGCGCCGGGGTTTTGGAGCGGGTAGGCAATCCATTGCAGCAGGTACTGGTATTCCGGCGACCGTTTGCCGCACAGGTTAAACATGTGCTCCAGTATCCGCCGGCAACCCTCCTTCCCCTCCCGCGCAGGTGCGAGCGGGAAACCCCGGAATAGGTTGATGTAGTGCGGCGGTACAGCTCCAGAGGGTTCAAACGCCAGGCCACGGGCAATCTGGCGGCGCGGATCGTTGTCCCAATCCTTGTACGCGTCACGGCCCACAATGTGGCGCAGGTGGGACAGCCGCATTTGCATGTGCTCGCGGGTGTCCCAGACGGTGTCGGTGCCGTAGATCAGGCTGAAGTTGCCCAGCATGTCGTCGTGGCTGTAGCGGGCGAACTGCCCGCCATGGCTGGATTCTGGCGCGTTATCCGGTTGGGAGTGGGAAGGTTCGGGTTCAGACGGCGGCGGCGCGGCGTTGACCGGCTGGCGACCCTCGACGATGTCTGTCAGCTGCTGCTGGACAGACCGCAGGCCGTGCATGACATGCAGGTCGTTCCAGTCGCTGAGGCCGTCAGCAGCGCCGGAGAATGACGGGATAGCCGCCAGCCCGCCAACCTGAGCCGCTGCCCGGCCTGCCGCTTCCTGACCCACGCCGCTGGCGTCGTTGTCGCCGCAGATGACCAGCCGGGATTCCGGGTAGGCGCGGTGGATGCTGTCCGCCACCGGCACCAGATTTCCCGCGTCAAAGGCCACCACCACCGGCCAGCCCAGCGCCTTGTTGATGCTGGCGCCGGTCGCGTAACCCTCGCAGATGGCAATGACCGGCGCGGCATCCAGTGCCAGACGGTTTGGGATGACGTGAAAGTTGCCCTTCTTAGGGGTTCCGGTCAGGAACTTCTTGCTGCCATCGGCGGCGATAAATTGCAGGCTGACCAGCTCGCCGCCCAGGTTGTACAGCGGCACAATGACGTTGTCGCGGCTGAACCGCACGTCGTAGGCGTTGACCTTTTTGCGGCGCAGGTACGGGCTGGCGCCGGATTCCGGCAGCTTGCCCCAGATGGTGTTGGCGCGGGTGCGGCACTCCTGGTGCAGGCGAGCCTGTTCTTCCTCGGCTTCCTTGCGGGCGGCGGCCATGCGTTCGGAATAGTCGCGCTTTTCGTCATCTGACCATTCCCGCTTTTCCAACTCGATGACCGCGGATTCCCCGGTCTTCCAGTTGCCGTAGCTGCCGGTGATGACCATGTCGCCGTTGCGCAGGTACATGGTGTGCAGCACGTACCAGCCGTTTTTCTTGCTGCGGCCCTGCCCGTCCACCGGTACGCGGTGGATGCGGCCGTCTATGCGCAGATCCGCCGGGGCGACGTTGATGCCCAGGCGCTGCATTTGCTGGCCGACGTTGTCCAGGTTGTTCATGCGGTTCCTTCCATACGGGCGCGGGCGGTGCTGATCAGCGTCTGGATAGTGGCATGCAGGCGGGCGGCATCGCGCTCCAGCTGGGCCAGTTCGTCGGCGCTGATGTAGCCGTCGGCCATGGCCTCGGCCACGTGGGTGGTGGTATCGCCCACCAGGCTGACCATTTCGCCGACCTGCTTGAACAGGCTGGCGTCGGTGAGGGATGCCAGGCCGCTCAGGTCAAACCACGCGGCGTCGCCAAACACATGGCACAGGCTGTCCATGATGCGCGGGTCGCGGGTGTACTCCAGGATGGAGGCCAGCTCGGGCACGGTGAGCACGTGGCGGCCGTCGTTGGTGAGGCTGATTTTGTGCTGCAGGGTGTTGACGTTGTAGCCGTAGGCACCGGCAATAGAGCCCACGCCGCCGCGTATGTCATGTACAGCGTGATAGATGGCGGCCTTGAGCGGCAGCACTGTGCGGGTGGCGCGTTGTTGTTGGTTCATGGGCATGGGTCCCGTGTTGTTGTTGTGGCAGGCGGCGGAAGCATCCGCCGTAGTCAGGCGGCGGCTTCTGTCGCTACGCTGTCCTCCAATGGGTACAGATCAGGCCGCAACTCATGACGCGATACGCCCGTCGCCCGCTCAATCGGCAGGACAAACTCAGCAGGTATCCGGCTGTCACGATTAAGCCAATTCCAAACTCTCGATTGGGATGTCCCGATCTTCTTTGCCAGCGCCAGCTGACCACCAGCAACGCTTACCGCTCTGTTCAAAGGGCTCATAAAGATTTCCTCCTCTTTGATGCCAGAAAAATAACACATGTTCTTTTCATAAACAACAAGGGTTTTTTGCCTGTTAACAACAGATGTTTTAGAGTTAAACGAACGGGAGGAAAGTCATGGCACTAGGTAGCAGGGTCAAAGAAGCACGCGAGGCATCCCGCCTTACTCAAGCTCAACTAGCTGAAATGGTTGGAGTCTCTCAGTCAGCTATCCACGCACTTGAAAGCCGCGACAGCCACAGCAGCAAGTTTATTGTCGAGCTTGCACAGGCTTTAAGCGTCTCAGCCGAATGGCTGAAAAATGGCGGCGTATTGCTTGCTGACAGCCACAGGCAATACGAAGCAGAGACAGCAAAATCACCGAGCGAAGAGACGCACGTCATCATCCCCAGGTACAACGTCCACGCCGCCTGCGGCAACGGCCTGCTGAATGATCACGTGGAGGTCACCGGCGGGCTGGCCTTCATGCGCAGCTGGATCCGCGACATGGGCTGGAGCGCAGCCAACCTGGTGGTGATCTATGCCAGAAAGGACAGCATGGCCCCCACCATTACCGACGGCGCCGTGCTGCTGGTGGACACCAGCCAGACCGCGCCGGAAAGCGGCCGGGTATATGTGCTGAACTGGTTTGGCGAGGAACGGGTGAAGCGGCTGCACCGCGTTGGCGCCAGCCGGTACCGGGTTTCGTCTGACAACCCCAACAAAGCAGAGTTTCCGGACGAAGTGATTGATTTTGAGGAGTCGCCCGATGTGCGGATTATCGGGCGGGTGGTATGGCAAGGCGGGACACTTTGACAGGAAAACCAACCATGAACAATGAAGCGCTACGAATGAAGCATGCGGCAGACACCGCCAACGAATACATGCTGGCGGCAATACGCTGCATAGATGCCAAATTTGGCGATGGATACGCACAAAAGCACCCGGAATTGATTGCCGCGTTCATGACGACTGCGGCACAGGATTATCATGCCGTGCAGCTGGGGTTATCGTTGGATGGCGTTATCAGCTCTCTCGACAAAATACCGGCCTTCAACCCCACAAGCATGAAGTGATGACGAACCTTTTCTAACCTGAAAACAATTCGCTCTGGAGCCGTCAACCGGATCAACCAATGCCGGGTGGCGGCATTGTTGATAGGTCATCCCTTTCTCCGGATTTTCAACAAAGACAAAGCTCCTGCAGTCAACACACTTCTTCACAGCGCCAGCCTCATCATCAAACACCAAGCGGACCGGAATCTTGAGCGCTTCCAGCAGCGAAGCCTTTTCCGGTACGGACTGCTCCACCAGCCGCGCATACCCCGCAATGTCATGCCAGCTGTCGGCATGACCTGAGTCACCGCTTACCAGTCGCCCTATCTTCACCGCAATCATCTCCAGCGCCTCGCGCCGTTCCGCCGGCATCTCTGCCCAGCCTGCCCCGTCCTTGAGCGCGGCCTTGATCTGCTGGATCACATCAAAGGTGCGCGCAAAATCCCCGTAGTGCTGCCCGCGATCGGTCAGCGTGTCATCAACATTTTTCATGGCTTTCTCCTGCCGGACCATCCGGCAAGCAAAAAATAACACAGGTTATTGACGATTAAAACAACTTGTGTTTTTATTGCTCCACAGCACAACAACAACGGAGCGCCCATCATGCCCGGCATTACCCCCATCACCCTGCCGCAACACCTGCACCAGGACATTGTCAGCAGCCCCGACCACGTAGCCCGCCTGCAAGAGCAAATGCGCGCCGTGATCCTGATTGACAGCACCGGCCGCCTGCTGGCGGTTAAGACGCACTGAGGCCGCCATGGGCAAGCACACCCCACTGCCAATCTGGTACCGGTTTCTGATTGATGACCTGGTGGCCCTGCGCGGCATGAACCACCCGGATGACATTCATTATTCCGCCTGCCGGGTAGACGGCTACATTGGCGGCCTGCTGATGACCGGCACTGTGACTTATGAGCAAGCGGATTTGCTGCGCGAGGTGCTGGACAGCGCCGAGCAGTACGCCACCGCCCAGATCAACCCGCAGGCCGTGAGTGTTCACGCCATACCACCCAACCAGACGCCCCGTATTCTTGACCTGGCCGAAAACATTCGTGTCCACCTGGACGCGCTGGAAACCGAAATCACGTTCCTGAACTCGAATCACGTCATTTCCACGAAGCCCTTGGATGAGTTGGCACTGCTGATCAGCATTGAGGTGGACAACATTTGCTGCACCTGCCTGCCGACTCCCCAGATTGAACTGCCGTTGGGGTAGGTGGTGACATGAAAACAACCTGCATTTTGATCACAACACTGGCGCTGACCGCCTGCGCCGGGCCCATGCCCGCACCGGTGGCGGTGTCCATCAGCATCAACATTGGCGCCAACCGCCTGCGCCGGGCCCATGCCCGCACCGGTGGCGGTGTCCATCAGCATCAACATTGGCGCCAAGACCGCGCCCTGTACCCGTACCGGAGACTGACATGGAGTCCAACCTGACCATTTACCTGACATTGGCGCTGGCGTTGGCCGCCATGGCGCTGCTGCTGGCCCTGCACGAATTGCGGATGATGATCCGCGACCGGCGCCGGCTGTTGCAGGAAAACCAGCAACTGCACTTGGCCAACAACCGCCTTAACTGGGGCAACAGCATGCTGCTGATAGAGCGCAAATGCGTTGCCATGGAATACGGCATCAAGATGCTCCCCTGGCGCGCACCTGCAAACGAGGTGGCGAGGAGGAACAGCCATGCGAGTCGGTGATGCGGAGTTTATGGACAGGAGCTTGCGCAAGAGCGTGCCGCTGGCGACTGCCAGACATGCCAACCAGTCCATGCGTCAGGAGCTGGAGCGAGAGGTTGAGGAGTTCTTGCGTCGTGGCGGAAAGGTAACTGTTTTGCCCGGATATACGCCGGCGCCGCTACCGCCGCACCGGGCTCCGCAACAAACAAAGGACTGCGCCCAACAGGATGATGCGGTGCGCGGCAGAGGCAGGAGAGCTATCCCTTGGCCGGAGTCGTTTGATATCCAGCATGACCTATTCAGCGCCCGCCTGACCTACAAGCAGCTAGCCGAGCTGACAGGCGTGCCGCGCCTGACGCTGGCCAACTGGTTCCAGAAACACATGATCCCCAGCAACGCCTGGAAGACCCGAATTGCAGACGGTCTGCAAACCCTGCTTGCCAAGCACGGCAAGTCGCACCAGAAAACACAGAGGTGACACCCATGAAACGCCCCGATTTGTTTGTTTCTACCCTCAACCAGCTGCGATATGGCGCTGCGGCGGAGGAACTGTCAGAGAAGCTGGCCGAATGCGTTGACCGCGCCAGCAGCACCGGCAAAAACGCCACGCTGACGCTGGTGATCAACATCAAGCCCCAGGGCGCCAGCGGTCAGTATTTTTTGACCGACGAGATCAAGCAAAAGCTGCCCAGCTTGCCGAAGGAACAGACGATTTTCTTTGGCACGCCGGAAGGTAACTTGACCCGCGAAGACCCGCGCCAGCAGAAGTTGCCGCTGGTGTCGGTGGCTCTGGATACCAGCGCCGTGAAAACCGTTGAGGCACCCGCCGGCGAACTCAAGCGCGTTGTTTGAACCCAACCCACTCTAACCAACCCCGAGACCATCATGGAAAACCAACCCGATGTTGTGATGCAGCTGCAGTCTGGCCTGAATGCCGGGCTGATGGCCGAGATCGTGAAACCCTTTGAAATTTCCGGTACCCCCTGCGTGATTGTGCCCCAGGGCTTCAAGCTGGAGCGTTTCGAGCACATGCGCGAACGGCCGGTGGATCTGCAAAAGACGGTGAACACGCAGTCTGTTCAAAGCTTTATCGAGTATTTCAACCGCTTTTGTGATCAGAACTCCACGATTTTTGTGGACTACGAAAAGCAGCGGATTCTTGGCGTGCTGGATTACCACGAGTCTGACGACTGGCCGGGTCAACGCTGGTGTCGCCATGCGGTGGTTTATGACTTTGTGCTGACGCCGGAGGCCGAGAAGTGGGTCAACAGCGACAAAAAGGCCATGGACCAGACCACGTTTGCCAGCTTTATCGAGGACGGCCTGCCGGAAATACACGCACCTGAACCCGCCTTGATGCTGGAGATTGCCACCACGCTGCAGGCCAAGACCGGGGTGGATTTCCGCAGCCATATCCGGCTGGAGAACGGCCAGGTGCAATTCCAGTACAACGAGACTATCCAGGGGTCAGCCGGCGCCAGCGGTCAGTTGCAGATTCCTGTGAAGCTGCAGCTGGGCGTGCAACTGTTTCGCGGTAGTCAGCGCTATGCCATTGACGCCAATTTCCGGTACCGGCTGAACGGCGGAAAAATCACGATGTGGTACGAGCTGATTCGGTTCCACATCGTGCGCGACGACGCGATTAAGGCGGTGATGCAGCAGCTGAGCGAGAACATCGCCAGCGACTGCCAGATCCTTGAAGCCAACACCTGACGGAGCTGATGCCATGGCCGAATTGTTGTGGGTGCCGTTTTCGCCCTGGTGCGTGAAAAGCGCGGACGGTCACTATTCCGTGACCAAAGCCGGGCCGGATTTTGACCGCACCTATTCGGCCTGGTATGCCCCTACCCCGCAAAACCGGTGGGCGCCCGGCGTGCTGCTGGAGGTGTACCGGGATGCGGAGGAGCCGACGATGCGCAAACAAGCGAAGGCGCGGTGCCAGGCACACGCGGATGAAATGGCGGTGCTGGCTGCCGCAAAGATTGCCGAGAAAGAAAATGCTTAATGATCCGCTGAACGATGAACTTTTTGACGCCGATGACAATCTGGATCCGGATGGGGAAGAGTGATGATGAAAAATCACGATATTGCAAAACTGGTGAATGATTTGACCGCGATTGCGAAACAGTACGGGCAGACCGAACAGTTGCGCGACAGGGTTGCTGATGCTGTTCAGGGGCTGACCGCGGAGGTTGAACAACTGCACAAAGAGCTGGCTGACGCTGACGCCGCGTTAACGCTGGCGGCCACCAAAAAACCGGATCTGTATGTCGCCTTTTCCGAATGCGGACAATTCATCCGGTTCTGGACCCGTAGCAAAATTGAGATGCAGTGCCAGAAGCTGGCGATGCCTGACACGATTCATGAGTTTTACGCCGCGCCAGCATTACCGGCTCCCGCCCTGCGCTGGATCTCTGCCGATGAAGCCAAGCCGGGATTGTCGGATGACGTAATTGTCACCATCCTGATCGACGGCATCGATACCGACTGGAAAGCCGGGTACTGGGATGGGCTGCAATGGTACCTGCTGGACACGGAGCACGACGAGCCGATCCAGGTGAATGCCGGGTGTAATTTTGTGGTGACGCATTGGGCCCGGGTGGTGCCGGCGGGACTGGCGGAAAAACCATTTTGTTGATGCCAGTAAAACGGCTGACGCCGTGAAGCGCCGGTGCGATGCCTGCGCCGTTTTGCCATGTAGCTGCAAGTGAGGATCAAATGAACATTGAACAACTTATCGCCGACCTGCGCGCCCGCATCAATCCGCAGTATTACGACCAGGTCGGCACGGAAAGCTATGAACGGCATCAGGTGGTAAAGGCGCTGGAATATCTGGCGACGGAGAACGAGCGGCTGAAAGAACTGATGGCAAAGCGCACCCGTGAGCACCAGCAGGAAATGACGAGCTTTAGGTTGCGCGTGAGGTCACAGGATGACGCCACGTTTGCCGCCTTGCGCGATGAGGTCAACGGCCTGACCGGGTCGCTGGACCGCGCAGAGAAGGCGCTGAAAGAGGCTCAGGAGCAGGAGCCTGTGGCGTATATGATCCACGAATACCAGGGCACGGGTGAAAAGCGTCTACAGTTTCAACCGCATATTCCGAGCATCCGTGATGATGTGACAGGGCCGATTGTTACAGCACTCTACGCCCGCCCCGTCCCCGCTGCGCCTGCAGTGGCTGCGCCTGAGATGACAGATGACGCACTGAAGGAAATGCTGAACGCCGCGCAGATTGTAGGCTATGACGATCCACTGCGTATTGTTCGCGGATTTGCCATGCGGGTTCTGCAAGAGTGGGGAGATCAGGAGGGAATGCACAAAGCGTTTTTGGATGCCGTAAAGCCTGCCGTGGCTGCGCCTGCTGAATGGCGGGAGGTGCTGACCGAACTGGCCGATGACCTGTCAATTGAACTGGACATGCGCTACCAGTCCCGCAGCCACTATCCGTCAGAACTGCGCAAGTACGAAAACGAAATGCAGCCGGTCTATCGTGCCAGTGCCCTGCTGCAATCCACTGGAGACAAGAAATGACCACCGAGAAAATCGAAGAATCCCTCCGCGCCATCTACCGCGTGATCAATGTCCAGCCGCTGCAAATCGACCCATTGCGCGAAGTGGTCCGGGAAATTATGAAGAAGTCGTACATCCAGGGAAGCAACGACCATCACGCCGCGACCGTGGCGGCGCAGACGGCAATATCCAGCTCCCGCATGGGCCGCGAACAGGCGCTCGACCTGATGATGCTGCTGTCGGCGCTTGAGTCCGCGTTTATGGCAAGTAAGGCGACGATCCCGGATTACTTGCTGGAGCGTATCAGCGACTCGGTAGAGATGCTGCGAGGGGAGGTTTTGACATGATTACCACCCGCGCCCAGCGCCGCCAACTTGAGCGCAATAACGCGAAAATGCCGGATCGCTTGCAGGAAGTCCCGCGCAACCAGTGGCCCGCAAATGCGCCGCCTTCAATCATGCGGGTTTTCCGGTCGCGTGATTTTCTGGTGCAGGAATATGAATCAACGTCATCCCATGTTATTTCCCGCCTGTCGGTTTGCCGCACATCAATATCCGGCAACCGCTGGAAGGACGGGATTACATGGGATGAATTGCAGCGGATTAAAAATGAGTGCGGCTACGAGAATACTGACGCCATCGAAATATACCCGGCTGATGACGATGTGGTTAATGTCGCCAATATGCGGCATCTGTGGGTAATGGATGCGCGGATTCCGTTTGCGTGGAGGAAGTCGAAATGACCGATCTCGAAATGCTGGAGAAAATGCGCGGACCTGACGGGTTTCGTCAGTTCGGACCAGCGAAAGTGCAGCGGATGTTTAAGCTGTCTTACGGCCTGGCTATTACCTGGATGGCTTGGCTAACTGAAGAGGGTTACGCCGAGCGAGATATTGACCGTCCTTGGGAGGTGCGGCTCAAATGAAATACCCGCACCTATCACCATCTGAGCGCCGCCGTGGACTGTGGCGGAAATGCATGGCCGTCGTTGTCCGTGACAGGAAAGCCGACGCAGAACATGCCGCATGGTGGGTAAAAACCTATTGCCCGCACATGGCCTGCCCCGGATCTGACCAACAGACGCTGGAGCGGATGACCACCGACCAACAGCAAACGGCCAGCAACATGCTGCAGCTGCTTGACGATGCCGGGCTAGTGCGGTGGGACGGATATCAACCCAAAGGCAACCGGCCCCGCAATTTCATCCTGTTGAATCTGGAGGCACCCATGGAATCACAAAACGAATGGCTGAGCGCCGAGAATCGACGGCTAACCGCCCAGGTTGAGCAACTGATGCGGGATTTGCACGCGATGGACGGCCAGCGGGAACGGGCGCAGCAACTGGCGAATAGCATGGCAGCAGCGCAGGATGTGGTGTTGGGGTGTGACTCCTGCGGATTGATTATTGATGATCCTCGGCACTATTCCGGAACGCTAAATGGCGTGGAGTCTGGGCATATACACCTGTGCCAGATGTGCAGCGCCAAATTGCCGTTGATATCCGTCACCACCGGCGGCAAACCGTTTGTTCTGGAGCATTAACATGACAGACCGCATCATCCGCCTGCCTGAAGTGACCAAGCGCACCGGCCTTAGCGTGCCCACCATCTACCGCCGCATCAAAGCCGGCCAGTTTCCTGCCCAGGTCAGCCTGGGCGGTTCTGCCGTCGGCTGGAGCGAACAGGCCGTCAGCGAATGGATCAGCAGCAAACTCAACCCGCGGGCGGCTTGATCATGCGCCTGCTTCACCCCGCGCCTTGCACTCATCCAGATAATCCGCCCACCACTGCATCATCACCCGCCGCTCCGGCAAATACTCGGCATGGTTATATGCAGCCCTCACCCGGCTGCGCTCCACATGCGCCAGCTGCCGCTCAATCACATCCGCGCCGAACCCGTTTTCATTAAGAATCGTGCTGGCCGTAGCCCGCAGACCGTGCACGGTGGTCTTTTCTTTGTAGCCAATCCCTTCCAGTATCTTCAGCAGCACATTATCCGACATCGCATCCAGTGGCCGCGCCTCATTCGGAAACAGAAACGGACGGTTGCCAGTCAGCTGCTGGATCTGTTTGATAACCGCCACTGCCTGCTTTGACAGCGGAACAATATGCTGGCGTTTCATCTTCATATATCGCGGCGGAATACGCCACTCCGCACGCTCCAGATCCACATGCTCCCACTCTGCATGCCGCAACTCATACGTGCGGACAAAGGTCAGCATCATCAGTTTCATCGCCAGCCGGGAAATGTACCGGCCGTTGTAGCTGTCGATTGCACATAAAAAACCGGGGAGGTCAGATGCCGCCAGGTGACGGTGATTTGTCGATGCGTGTTGCTCCAGGCCTACATGCAGATCCGCAGCCGGGTTATACCTGATTTTGCCCAGCACCACCGCATAGCCAAAAATGGCAACGCAGCGTTGCAAAACGCGGCTGGCTATCGTCAGCGCCCCACGCTTTTCAATAGCCCGGATTACCGCCAGCACCTCCAGCGGCTCGATGCCGGACACCTGCCGCTGACCGATAGCCGGGAAAACCTCCTGCTGCAGGGACTCCCTGATCCGCTCCGCGTACTCGGGTTTCCATTTTTTGTACTGTAGCCGCCACCACTCCATGGCCACCGACTCAAAGCTGTTTTCTGCCGCAATCAGCTCCTGGCGCTTGGCGGCCGCGCGTACCTGCAGCGGATCTTCACCGGCGGCCAACTGCTCACGGTTGGCATCACGCCGACGCCGCGCCTCAGCCAATCCTACCTCTGGATAACTGCCAAGGGACGCCCGCCGAGACTTCCCCCCGAAGGTGTACCGGTGCTGCCATGATTTTGCGCCGGACGGCAAAACGCAGATATACAGGCCTTTTTCGTCCAAAATCCGCTGCTCGGCGTCAGTAGGTTTCAACGATTTAATGCGGATATCGGTCAGCGGCACGTCAGTAATCATCAAGCGTCAATTTTGACTGACGATATTACTGACGTTTTGTGGTGAGATGCAATGATAAAAGATGATAAGCGGTGATAAGTGTCAGGCGGTCAAAACCGTTGCGGATGAACGGTTTTGATATTTGATGATAGGTGGTGATAGGGCAATGTGGCCTCCCCGACAGAGGCCACAAATCAAGCGCAACTTGTTGTACTCAAATAAAAAACACAAATAACCTCAAATAACTACTGACGTATTTACTGACGGTTAATTTGTTGTTGGAAATCACAACCGGCGCCGGTATCATCCGCGCCCAACGCGGCCTACCTGCCGCCAGGATGATATCAAACATGGACGCCTACATCATAAAACTCACAGTCATTGCCGCCCTGCTGATCACTATCCTTTTGCTGATCGACGACCTGATACGGCATCCGGCGCCGGATGCCGTATGGGTTGAAACACCTGACGGCATACAGCTACGATTTACACATCCAGATCCGTAACATCAGGCGTCCACTGCCGCTATAAAATCCGGTTGCTCTTTGAGCCAGGCATACGCCGCCGGAATCACATCCCCTGACAGATCGCCAACATCTGCCCAGTAGCGGCGCAGATCCACGTTTTGCGTATTGTCATCCGGCACTGTCGCGTAGATAGATACATCAATCATCACACGATGACCACCACCGAGCTGTCTAGAAACCATCACCGTTGCAATCCTTGCATACGCATTTTTGAATCCAACCCCAAGCGGGGTATTTGTTACGTTCAATAAAAGTGCCATATTATCCTCGATTACGCGTAGATGACTTCTGCGGACTGGATGTAGCACACCCAGCGTATTGATTTACTGTTTTCTCCAGTAACAGTTACTGCTAGTGCGCCGTTTGTTGTATCCGCAGTTACTGCAACAGTCCAAGCCGAAGCATCCGCATCGGCGGCAATCAGCGTTGGAGTGACGGCGGCAACCAGCGCAGTTGATGCTGCATTTGCACCCCGGCGGATAACCCCGGAAAACTCCCACGCTGCCGTCGATGTTGTTGATTCAGACCCCTTTCTTTGAGCAACACACTGCCCTTTGAACGACATTGACTGGTTGTTTGACAAAACAAGCTGATTCGTAGCACCAGCAGCGGATGTATCAGATTTAAGACGGGTTGCTGTATTGTTTGTTGTAGTTGCATAAACTACAGTAACCCCTTGCTGACACGCCCCAAGTGAATATACCTGATAACACCCTGTTGCAACTTTACCAACAACATTTGATGATGTGTAATAGCCACCAAGAACTGCCCCATACCCTCCAGAAACATCGCAACTATTTCCGCCAATAGCCCCAGAGTACGATCCAGATATTGTCAACGCGTTTCCGCCAACAACTCCGGACTTTGCAGCAGATATTGTATTATTTGACCCGGCAAGAATGCCCGAGTTAAAACCAGCACCGCTGATAGAGTTACTACCACCACCCATTACACACGATTGGTCGCCAAGCGCCCTAGCTAACGAACCAACAGCAATTGCGGATGTATTTGTTCCAGCGCCGTAAGATGTTGTGTTGTCTGTTATTGCGATTGCGACACTATCCTGCGTTGTTGCCCGACCTGTCCCTATAACAACAGAGCTTGTCCCCGTAGCAGTGGCACCATCACCAATCCCTACAGCAGACGTTGCCGACACTACAGCAGCATTACCAATCCCTACAGCATTAC